GGATTGAAACATCACGACGAGCGTGTTGAATTGTTGGCCGCCGCGCCTCATGACCTCGATTGCGCCAGTCGAAGCGCTAAGGCCATCTGGCTCGCAATCTGGTTGTGGCTCTGACGGAAGGACCCGGCATCCGGTGTTGACACATGCATGACGACCAGCGGCCCTTCCCGTCCTGAGGCGCCCTGGTTCCCCGCCGAGGCCTGGGCACTGAACGCCGTCGCGCCCGGGAGGGGATTGACCACGCCTCCGGTGGCCATGGCGGCGATCCGAATGGGGATACTTCGCCCTCCCGGCAATGACGCCACCAGCCCACCCCCGAGACGTCTGGCCGGAATGGCCCCGCCACGCATGGGCACAACCGCTTCCGCGCCTGCCTCCCCCAGCAGGGCCATGGTCGCCTGGCTGAACGCGCCTCCCAGCGCGGCCGCCTGATACCCCGGATACATGCCGGTGCGTGCACTACTCGCCCAGGCCTTCGTCCCATACGGGTTGGTGAACGTGCCGCCCAGATCCCCCATCATCCCCCCCACCTGGCCGCCCAGGTAACTACCGCCGAGCATCGCGCCCAGACTGGCCAGCATGCGCACCATCTGCTCCATGATGTCGGCCTTCTCCAACTCCGGCGTCTCGACATAGCCCACCGCCCCCGGCACGCGCGAGGCCCAATCGGTGCGCGTCGTGGCGTCAATGCCCGGAAGATGCTCCACGCGCGAGCTGCCGATGATCAGATGCCCGGTGCGCGGGTCGGTACGCTCACCAAAGGCCAGTTGGTAGGCCTTCATCGCCTGGTCAAAGTTCGCCTGGCGCTCGGCCGGATCACCGTAGAGCGCGTTCATGGCATAGCCGGCCAGCATCGACAGGCCCATGCCGGTGACGCCTCCTGCGAGGCCGCCCAGTCCCCCCATGAAGCCCACCATGCCGCCCGCTTGCAGGGGTATGACCGCTTCTGCCCGCCCGCGCTCACCAAGCCAGGCCAGCGTGGGCTTGGTGACGATGCCGCCCTGCCCAAGCGCAGGGATTTCTGCCGCTACGGGGCTGGGAGCCGTCGGGGTCGCCAGCGCCGTGCGGAAGCTCTCGAGGCTCGGGATTGTCTGCGTCAGCGCCTGGCTAAAGGCTGTGACGGGCGGCGTGGCCTGGGTGAGCGCACTCGCAAAGGGCTGCGCCACATCGCCCCCCAAGGCCGCGAACTTGCCCTGCACTGCCGGCACATAGGCTTGCGTCTCTTGGAACGGCGGGATGCCGCCATATTTCTGCACATTCCCCGGCCCGGCATTATAGGCGGCGAGGGCTTTCTCCAGCGTGCCGAACTGCGCCAGCAGCTGCTGCAGATAGGTGGCGCCACCCATGATGTTCTGGCCGGGGTCCAGGGGATTGGTGACGCCCAGGCCTCGGCTGGTCCCGGGCATGAGCTGCATGAGCCCCTGCGCGCCAGCAGGACTGACGGCCGTGGCACGTCCGCCTGACTCCTGCTGGATCACCGCGGCGATCAGACGCGGATCGAGGCCCGTCTTCGCGGCGGCCGCGGTGATCTCAGGCGTATAGCGTCCCAAGTCGGTGCTGGATGGCGCACGACCGATCGCGGTCTCGGTGATCGCTGGCGTGGCCGACGTCATCAGCGCGGCGGTGAAGGCCTGGACGCTGGGAATGGCGTGGAGTAACTCCTGGCCAAAGGCGCCAATGGCCGGGGTGGCGGTGCTGAGTGCTGACGTGAGCCCACCAGTCATCCCCCCTTGGGCGGTGGCCTTGAGGGCGTCGAGCGTGGCCTGGTCCGGTGCCGGCTGGATGGCGTCAAAGAGACTCTTCATGCCCTGAGCCAGCGGCTCGGTAATCAGTGTGCGGGTGAAGGTTCGGAGCAGATCGGTTTGGATCGCCTGGGCAAAGTCGGCAAAGCCAAATTTTCCAGATGTCCAAAAGTCGACGAGCGCGTCCTCGAGCGTGCCCAGCGCCTCGACGCCGGCCTCGCGGAATTGCACCCACATGGGCTCCGCGTCATCGAGAAATTCTTGCAAGGGGTCGCGCAGGCCGCGCAGCTCTTCTTTCAGCGCACTGAGCGCGGTCAGTCGCGTCGTCACGTCGGCGGTCTGCTCTGGGGTGACGGGCCCACTCTCGCGCAAGCGCTGCAAGTCCTGCTCGATGTCGAGGGCCAGCTCGCGCTCACGCCGACTCTTGCCCGCCAGCGAGACTTCGAGGCCCAGCAGGTCGACGTCGCGGCTCAGCGCCGTGCCCCAGTCCTGGAACGCCTTGGTCGCCTGGCCTTGCAGCAGAGCCCGTTGCGCTTCGGTAATGGCGGCGCCGTATGCCTGGACCTTTGTCGTGAGCTCCGTCACCAGCGCCGGATCGCCCAGGGTTTTGGGGTCGGCCAGCTGGGCTTGCAACTGACTGCGGGCTTGGGTCAGGGCGGAGACGCGGTTCGCCAGCTCGCTCAGGGTGACCTCGGCGGCTTGCTCCTGCGTGAGCGTGGCGGCGCGGAAGAGGTCGGCACTGGCGGCGCTGTCGATGAAGGCACGGGACAGCTCCTGCAGGGTCTGGGCATAGGCGGCCCAGGCCTGGGTGCGCTCCTGCAGCTGGGCTTGCGTCTGCTCGCTGAGGGTTTGCTGCAGCTTGCCCTGGGCTTGTACGGCCCCGGTCTCGATCTGGGTACGCTTAGCGGTCTCGCTGGCGGTGATGGCCGTCAAGTCGCCTTCGAGCTTGGCGCGTTCATTGGCCAGACGCTGCTCTTCTTGCGCGCGGTCTTTGACTTGCTTCTGGCGGGCGGCAATGGCCTGTGGGTCTTCAATGCTGGTCGTCGGCGTGGGGAGCGGAAAGGCCCGCGGCAGGTCCTTCTCAGCGGCGGCCACGGCGCTCAGTTGGGCTTGAATGCCGCGCTTCTGCGCCTCGGTGGTCTCGGTGAGCGTGCGGAGTTGAATGGTCTGGCGGGCTTGTGCCCCGGCGTTCTCGGCTTCGGCGAGTTGCCGGTCGCGGTCGCGGGTGAGCGCCGTCAGGTCGGCGACGCCTTGCGAGGCCTGCGCAAATTCGGCCTGAATCTGCTGCTTCTGGCGTTCGAGACGTTGATCGAGTTCGGCTTCCTGCCGCTGACCCGTGGCTTGGGCAAGGTCGGCGTCGAGGCGGGCGCGCTGCTCATTCGCCGTCTTCGTGCTCTCGATGGTTTGGCGGGCCAGGTCTTGCTGGAATTTCAGCCCCTCAGCCGTGGCACGCTTGATCTCGCCGACATCGATGCCGCCGGCACTGGGCATGGTCTCAGGGAATTCTTGTCGCTGCCGGAGTTCTTCCGTGGCCTTGAGGGCGGCATCCCGCTCCGCTCGGGCTTGTCGAGCCAGGGTGCCAAGCGCCTGTGTGCCCGGACTCGGCAACGCCCCAGCCACTCGGCCCATGAACTCGATGATTTGTTGCCAGCCGGTGCCGAGTGCGAGCACTTCCTCTTTCTGCTTGGTCACCTCTGTCGTCAAGCGCCGGGTCGCGTCGACCTGTTCTTTGAACGAGCCCCCGGTGGCCGCAATCGCGTCCTTCAATCCGGGTAAGCGGCTTTCGAGCGTACGGATGATGCGCAGGAGCTGCAGGTCTTCCGCCGCCGAGCGCGTCGTCTGCGCCGCCAGCTCCCGGAAGGCGCCGATCAGCGTCTCGGTCGGGGCGGTCAAGCCGGCCGTAAATTTCTCCGCCACGCTCAGCTCTTTGTTCAAGTCCCGCGTGCCTTGCGTGGCGCGTTCCTGGGCACCCTGATAGGTCGTCCACAACCCAATCGCCGCCGAAATGGCCGCTGTGACGGCGATCAACGGCAGACCAAACCCGCTCATCGCGCCGGCCGCGGCTTTGATCCCAATGGCCAGCGCCCCCGCCGTGGCGGTCAAGGCCACCAGCGACGTCCCCGAGGCAATCGCCCCCGAGGTCAGATCCTGCCAGGCCGGGTCCATCTGGGTGAGGCCGGTGAGGAGACCGCTCAGTCCCGATACCGTACTGCGCAAGGCCGGCAAGTAGGCCCGGCCGAGGACGTTGGCGGCCTCTTCCTGCAGGCGGGCGATGGAGGTCAGCTGCTTGCCGACATCCTGCATCGCGGCCAGGTAGGTGCCTTGAATCGCGGTGCCCTGCTGCAACACGGCATTCAGCGCGATCTGTTGTTTTTCGGTGCCTGAGAGGCTCTCGACGGTGCGTTGATTGGCGGCGGCCCAAGCGGCATAGGATTGCTCGTAGCTGACGATAATGCCGCGCGTGCGCAGCAATTCTGGTTGCAGGGTGATAATCCCGGTGAGGAGGCCGTTGAGCGCCTGGCTGGAGTTCTCCCCACTGATCACCGCCGCATCCTGAGCGACGCGCACCAGCTTCAAGGCCTTATCCAGGCCAAGGTTGTTCTGAATGAACTTGGTGACCGTCACATTCGCTTCTTGCGTGGTCACCCCTAAGCGCTTCATGGAGTCGACCAGCGGGCGCGTGGTGGCGGTACTCACCCCGGCGGTCTTGGCCACTTGCCCGAGCACGGTACTCAACACTTCGGTGCGCGCCGCGGTCAGGGCTAAGCCCTGCACGAAGCTGGCAGCCTGGAAGCCGGCAAAGGCCGCGCCCAAGGCGCCAATGGCCGTCTGCACCTCGCCCAGGCTGCCGGCGGTGGCTTTGGCATGCCCCTGGATGGCGCTGAAGCCGGTGGCCATCTGTGCCGCCCCGGCTTGCGTGCTGCGCCCGGCCCGGGTGCCAAAGCTCTCCAGCTGGCGCGTGGCCTGCGCTAAGGCGGCACTGAAGGCCGCCATGTCGAGGCCGAGCCGGACGTTCACACTGCCGACGTTTTGCCCTTCAGCCATGGGTTAGACCTCGTGCTGATCAATACTGTGCGGTTCTGATAGTAGATAACATATTGACATCATTGGGTGTTTCGCGTATCATTCCGCACGTCCCTGGAAGGGATTGAAATAACACGAGCTTCGCCTGATGTATGGCAACACGGCATGGTCCTGATTGCCGAGCCCTGGAAGGGATTACCACTAGGCGTCAACCCGTTTCGCGCCCAACGATCCGAAGAACGCTTGTAAAATCTGCGTCTGTTCTTCCGGCGTCTGCAGCCGCTCACGCGCTGGCTGCCCGTTGCTCGCGTGCACCAGCGGCCATTCATGGAGCAGGAAGTCCTGTAACGTGGGCGGCTGCCGCGTCTTTTGGTGATCGATCCATACATCCCTGACATGGAACGCCACCAGGGCAGCCCGGTAGTCTTCCCGCGACTCGCGCTCTTGGAAGCGTTGTAAGAGCGCCTCCAACTCCACCAGCGTCAGCGACCAGAACTCCGCATCGCTCAACCCGAGGTCGATCCGTCCTCTTGACCAGAGGCCGGTCCAGTCAATAGCTCCGGGCTGGCCGTCGTCACCAAAGGGCTAGCGGCGGCCTGGGCCTCCATGCGGGCCCGCACGTGCACCATGAAGGCTTCCTGCACCGCCTCCCGGGCTTCACTGAAATTCCCGAAGTCGACGAGATGCCCGACCTGCTCTAGGGTCAGCGCCGCGTCCTCATGGCGCAGCGCCGCCCAGAGCAGAAGCAGCACTTCGGTCATGCCCAGGGTCTCTTGCTGGAACAGGTCGAGCACGTTGGCGGTCTTGCCGTACATCAGCCTCAATTCCTGCTCGGCGGTCCACAAGGCCCAGGCGTCCAGGCGCACGTGGCGCACGCGGTCGAGCGTCAAGGGGATCAACGGGGTGGGACGTTTCAGCTCAGCCATGGGGCCTCCGCGCTATGAGATCAGGCTATACACCGGTTGCCCTGAGACGGCAATGGCGCTGGTAAACTCCGCCAGGGCATCGAAGTTAAAGTTCGGACTAAACTCCGTCAGCACGCCGGAGAAGAGGAAGCGCACGCGGATCGCGCCCCCGGGCAATTCCGGCGTCGTCAGGCGATAGCCGCGATTCTCGCCGTCATTAAAGGCCGCCCACAATCCTGTGGTCCCATCCTGGCTGGCGTCGGCTGGTAAATAGTTGCCAGAAAGTGCTATTGTTGCGCTTTTACGTCCTCCAATCGCCTCGGCCCATGCTGAGGGGGTGTCATGGTTCGAGGCGTCCAGCTGCGCGGCCGTAAAGCTGGGCGTGATATTTTTCAGCTCGGCGACATGCAGATACTCGTCGGGGGCGGTTTCCATCTCCAGGTCACAGCCGGCACTTCTCCAGGCTTGCGTCATGAGAGCGCTCCACAACCCGCGTTAGAGCGAAGGCGCCTTGAGGACACGAAAGTTGACGCCGATCAAGGGTCGCTCCAACGCATCAGGAGGTAAGGCATAGGGCGTCGCGAGGGGCATCACCGCCCAATACAAGACGCCAGAGAGCAACACGTTATTGATCAACCCGAGGGCGCGCACGATGGCTTCCGCCTGCAGGCGTGCGTCGACGTAATGCTCGGCGCGACAGCGCACATGCAGCCGGGGCTCTTCGAGGTGAATCGCGAGCTGGGAGAGCACGTAGGCGGGCGGGGCGCCCGGGTACTCGTACAAGGCGGTCGCCTGCGCCGGCACGGCCGTATCGTCCAAGCGCGACAGGAAGAGATCGACGCCCACGGTGCCGAGGCCCTGCGCTTGGAGGTACGCCGACACCTCTTCGAGCAACATCCGATCCCCTCCCTGGGCACAAAAAAAGCCCGCGTCAACCGTCGGGTGGGCTGGCAAGAGCACCCAGACGCTTCACGCGGGCTCGACGCGCATCCATCGGCGACGGTGCGCGGTGATGCCGCTGCGATCACAGGGTCAAAGATACAAATTGATCAAAATAATTGCAAGAGAATTCCTACACGGTCGGCGTCCAGCTCGCCTGGACCAGGTTCGTCTGGCTTGGATACCATAGAAAACCGCGCGCTGGGGACTGTCGCCTGAAGGCGACAGAGGAAAGCGCGCTACCTCCTGTCTATTTTTTTCTCTCAAGTCCTCTTGACAAGTACCGTTATAAGGTATACATTAACGGTATGGCAAGAGAGAAGATACTCAAACATAAAACGAGTTATGCGCTGACGCCTGACGCTGAGCGATGGCTGGCCGCATTGGCCCGGAAGCTCGGCATTACTCGCACCGGCATCTTGGAGTTGCTGATCCGCGATAAGGCGAAACGCGAAGGACTTCGATAAGGAAACATGGCATGATCGCCTGTCGCTCCTGTGGAAAAATCCCCAAAAGCCGCCGTCTGCGCGGTCGCAAGCACTATACCTGTGGCGCGTGCATCAAGGCCGCGCTGGCGAACCCGAGTCTGAACTCCAATCTGGTGGAAATCCGCTGCGATGGCTGTGGCCGTACACAGCAGGTCCGTCGCGCGCGGATCATTCCATGCGATGGGTATACCTGCAGTCTCGGGTCGTGCCGCCTCAATCCAGACTTCCGTACACCCACACCCCCAGAAGGATTCGTCTGTGCACTGGAGTTGAATGTTGCCGGAGGATTCAGCGGCTACCGCGTGCGTCTCGCCACGCTGGAAGATCGCCAGGCGATTGCCAGAGCCCGTGCGATCCGCGATGCTGGCATCGTCCTGTGGGCGCAAGAGCAAGGCGAAGGGCGGTCGTAAGCCATGCGTCGCGCCTATAAGTTCCGGATCTACCCGAATCGGTCCCAGCGCCGTGAGCTGGAAACGATGCTTGAAACGCATCGACGGCTCTATAATGCCTGCCTGGACCAACGGAAAACCGCCTACGCTGAGGAGCAGCGCTCGGTCAACTACCCCGAGCAATCCACCTGGTTCAAAACCCAGCGCCAGAGCAATCCGTACTTCGCTCGCGTGAATTTCAGTAGTGCGCAGGCGACGATGCGCCGCCTCGACAAGGGGTTCAAAGCCTTCTTTCGGCGGGTGAAGGCGGGTGATACACCTGGCTATCCGCGGTTTAAAGGGAAACATCGGTTCGATTCGATTGAGTTTCCGGCGTATGGCGATGGCATTCGATTGACGGCTCGTCGCTTGCGTGTCCAGCATGTGGGAACGATCCGTGTCAATGTGCATCGGGCGGTTGAGGGGACAGTCAAGACGGCGAGTTTGAAACGCGAAGCCGAGTGCTGGTATCTGGTCCTCTCTTGTGACCTTGGCGCGGTCGATATTCCCATGAGCACCTTGCCGCCAATTGGCATTGATCTCGGGTTGGAATCCTTTTTGCGCACGTCGGATGATGCTCCTGAACCCAATCCGCGCTACCTCAAGGCAGAGCTGCCCGCCTTGCGGCGTCTGTCCCGTGCGGCGAGCCGCACGAAGCGGGGTGGTTCGAATCGTCGCAAAGCCGTGCGCCGTCTGCGGGCCTTGCATGCCAGGGTCTCGAATCTTCGCC